TCATAAAGCTGTTTGTTTTCTTCATTGTCATAACGCTTATAGGGGTTGTCCATGCCTTCGATGTAGGGGCCGAATGAGTGCCTGCAGTTGGCTCCGCACAGTCCCGTAACACTGCCGTAATCGGTGGCAAGGTAGAAATTATTGTATTTCGCATCCAGTCCAGACAGGCTGTAGACCTGCCCTTGCCACGCTTCATGCTCTGGCCTCGCTCCCATGTGACTAGACACCAGAACCAGGTCAACGCCCATTTCTTCCATGCGTTCAAGGCTGATTTCCGCTGTTGTCTGACTTATTCCAGTTCGGACAGCACGCAGTGTCGCCGTCTCAATCGTATCAGTATGCCCTGTGGGATACGTGATCAACACGCCGTCGGTCGCTACTTTATCGATGGCTTCCATGTACGCCTGTATGTAGCCCATGCCACCGCTTGCAACCTTTGTGTAAAGTTCATCCATCGCATTGATGAAGGTGGTCTGTGTGGCGGTCGCTGTGGTTCCTGTCATGTTCTGCCACGTGCCAATAGTGCGTCTGTAGTTGCGTTCCATGAGGCGTTCCATGTATGGGGACATGGGGCCGGGCTTCAGGCCCGCCGCCTTGTATAGCTTGTCTTCGTATTCCATGGACTCAACACCGGCGTCCAACATAGCGTCTTTGATTTCTTTTTCCTGATAGCCGGAATAGCGGGCAATGTCCTTTTGGATATCACTAAGCAGATAACCGGCATCCTGCAGTGTCTGGATTCTCCATTTGTCGGAAGCGGTCAGGATGTAGTCTTTTCCCTGTGAAGCACGGGCTTGAATGCGGGCTATGATCTGCCTGAGCAATTGGTTATGGAGTTGCGACGAGATGAATTCACTTCCTTCTGTACAGTGGAGCAGATAATCAGATGTCAGCACATAGCCCACCCCCTCTATTGTTGGTCAGCCATGCTTTACTACCTCTGTGCGTTCTGTCACCTGTCCTCATTCGGTTTACTGCCTCAACAAGCGAATAGCCATTTATAAGCAATTTGCTCAAACGCTTATAGTTCACATCAAAAAACCGTGCCCACTGTGCAAGCGTCTTGGTTTCGCCATTGTATTCAATCAGCTTGTTATTCCGCTTGTTATTTGAGTTTTCCAGTCTTGTAACCCATCTACAGTTATCAGGGCTATAATTCCCATCAACATCAATGCGGTCAATTTCAAGCCCTTCTCTGTAGCCGTTGGTTTTTGCCCATTCAAAGAAAGTTGATGGGTCTTTCCATTCGCCGCAGACGGAAATGCCACGCCCACCGTAATCAAGGTATGATTTGTTTTTCGGGTCTTTGCATCTGTTCTGCATTGATTGCCATACGCCGTAAAGCTTTGTGTGGGTCATCCCGTGAGTTCTGCTTTTTTCTCCGGTTGCTTTATAACCACACTGCGGACAATGTCTTGTGTGCCCACTTCTCAAATTACTTCCTGCCGTGATAAAGCGGTTTCCACATGAACATTCGCATAACCACTTTTTCTTTTTTCCGGGTTCGTCAAGTGCTATTCCAATAACCTTCACACTGCCGTATTGGTCGCCGGTCAAATCAACCTTGATACTCATTTTTATTCCTCTTTAAACCCGAATAGTGAAGGTAGTTCCGGCTTTGCTTCTTCCACTAAAGCCTTAGCATCCTCTTCGGTGAGTCCTTCAAATTTCACGAAATAATACCACGCGGGTATTTTCCCTGCTGTGACATAGCCCCACCATGTGGTCTTATCAAATTCGTAGGAGTATGTGATATCTGAGAACGAATAATTAATTTCATACTCCCCTGCCGGAGCCAGTCCATACAAATCAGCATAGGCAGACACGGCGTACAGTAGGCCGTTCAGACAGTCTTCCAGTTTGTCCCGTATGTCTTTGATAGTCTGGATCGTTCGCCGGTCGTCGCTTTCCACCTGTGTAGCGGTAATCATGCCGGTCTTCTCATTCAGGACGAAATACCCGTTGGAAAAGCCACACTTGAAGCCAATCTGCGAAAGCAGGGCGTCAATACCACGTTGCCGGACTTCTGTGTTGAGTGTTGGATTGATTTCCTGATAGAAGGTGTTTACGCCGTCACCGAATACGTTCTTGACATAATCAGGCATGTCAAGGCCCTTTGTTCCGAGTTTCGCCCCCGCCTGCATGGTCAGACGATCGTCAAGCAGGACAATCTTCTTTGAGTTGGAAATCTCTGTTGCGTTCCTACTATATGCAATATCCAAATCCTGCAGTTCCACCAACGCCTGAGCGAACACCGGCAGACCTATAACGCCGTCCAGATCCACGTTGTTTGCGGACGGTGTACGGAACACGCCAAAAAGGGGCTGTTCAAGTCCTTCAATGGCAGTCTCCGGTTCCATACCTTCCCATGGAGTGCTTTCAATCGGAACCTGTCGGCCTTCATCGTCTGCCCGGTCCGCCACGTAACAGATGTTGGATATCTGATAAACGTCATCCACAAATCTGTGGTATTCGAGCCTTGTAAAGTACTTCTTTCCTGTTTCGTCTGTGGTTCTGTTGATGAACACCACACCCCACACCTTGTCGCCTTTTTTCTCAGTGACTATGAACTGATTCGGCGTGTACATATCAATGTCGGTGCCATTGGGCTTCAGGATGATTGTTCCATATGCACAGCCATATTCCACCCAGTGCCGCAATTGGAAATACATCCCGTCAACCATATCCTGCAGATAGTTCGCCTTTGCGGACCCTTCTACCTGTATTCCAATCGCAAGCGTTGCAAGGCGGGCTATTTCTTCACAGATCGTTTTTGAAAAGTTCACCGTCCCAATTCCATCAGACGGATTCAGCCACGGCGGTTCACCTGTGTACACCTGTTCACAGATTTCTATCAGGTTCTCGACTTCATTTGATGTGATGGGCGCAACACGGAACTGCTCCGTTGCTTTCCCTTTGAATACTTCTAACATTGCGCTCACCCACTTTCTGATTGTTGAAATTATACTCATGCGCTTGTCCCCCGTCTGTTATAGAAGGACTCTAAAGCGTATCTTGTAGCGTCCAGAATATGATTGTTTTCATCTGGATATCCGCTTATCACATTGCCTTCTTTGTCCCTGTCATATTCATACTCTGTGAATTCTCTGTAAGCATTCGGCGTGCGTTTTGGGTCAATCACAATCTTTCTGGACTGTAGCCACTTGTAGCCGTATTCCACACTGCCGGGGCCTTTGACGGCGGACCGGGCAGGTAAACCCAAATCACGGAAATCATTTACGGATTTGTTTTCTGCTGAGTCGCACGTGATTGCAAAATCGTCATAACCACGGTCTTTGATCATCTGCCCCGTTACGCTGTTTGGAGTTTTGTTCACATAGATTTCGTCAATCAGGAAAATACAATCCCGTGCATGATCGTAGTGGAGACGGATAAAAGCAAATGGGTCAGGTGACCAACCCCAGTCAACACCTTGGTAAATACGGTCGAATGTGGCTATCTCTTCATCAGTGATCTCCCTGATTTCAAGATACTCAAACACATTCCCGCCGTCCCCATTCGCAACACCCATATATTCATGCTCGTAGGCGTCCGGGTTCACAGCCTTTAAGTGTTCCGCATCGTCAACAAACTTCTGCCCGAGCCATGCAGGCGGGGCATCCAGATAGGTACTGTGATGCAGAACCCTATGCGGATCTGGGTTCAGCTTCTCTTTGTGTACCCAACTGGACTTTGATTTTGGCGGGTTGTATGACATGAAATCATATGCAATGTCGCCGCCACGTAACACGGACTGATTTATGGACCGTTCTTCCGCTGCCCCAGACAGCTGATCCGCTTCTTCTTTCCACAGTATGCCAATGTATCCAAATTCAGGCTTGATAGACTTCAGCTTGATTGGATCGTCCGCACCTCTGAAGTAGATCGTCTGGCCAGTCTTTCGATATTTGATTTCGAGTGGGCTTACTTTGTAGTCGAATTCATCTGTCAGGCCCAGTGTGTTAATAGCCCACTTCAGCTGTGCAAACACTGAATCCTTCAGAGTGTTCCCGACCTTACGGACCACACAGGCGTGAATAGAAGGATTGTTCTTCAGAAGTTCCACTATCTTCAGCGAAACAAAGGAACTTTTCAGGCTACCACGTCCACCCTCAAATACGTATTTCTGATTCGGGATGATTTTACGGTTAATATCCACGTAGGCTTTTCCGAGGGCGACGGCGGGTAGCTGAAACAGCTTTCCATCATCGTTCACCTGTTCGGTCAGCTTCTCCCACTTTTCGATTGCGTTCACGTCGCCTGATTTCGCCTTACCAAACAACGCCCCTGTGATTACCGCTGTGTTGGTTGCGTCCTCATCTAAAACGCCGAGCTTTTCAAGCTTCTTTCGGTCTTTTGCATCGGCCTTTGTGTTGCCTATCATGCGGGCTAGTTCGGCCATGGTGCGCTTGGCCCTGCGTGCTTCACCGGATGCGACCCCGCCCTTGCGTCCATTCTTCACGGCTTCTTCACGGTTTTGGTCACTCGTGAATGGGGTCAGATTTTGTTCGTTCACGGTTCCCTCACCACCTTCTGGACAAATAAAAAAACAGGCAGTCCACACCGTGTTCTACCTGTTATATCTATTCTATCTGTTATACATAATTTAGCACAGAAATAGGTTAGCTAATCCCAATTTTTACCT